GAGATGGGTCAAGCAGGTAAAGAACTTGTTGAGAACAAGTTGAAATTAAATGATGATATGCATTACTATTCTCTTGCATCCTTCTTGATGAAGGACACAGGAATTAAGAGCAAGATTATTAAGTATTATTTACCAATTATGAATAAGATAATTAACAAATATCTTGCACAAATGGATTTCTTTGTTCAATTTGAATTAAATGATTCATTTGAAGAAACCATCAAGAGTCGCCACCGTGACATCTTCACATATGATAGTTTTAGTGAAGGTGAAAAGCGAAAGATTGATTTGTCTCTTTTGTTTGCGTGGCGTGCAGTTGCACAATTAAAGAATTCTCTTAATTGCAATTTGTTAATATTTGATGAAGTATTAGATGGTAGTTTGGATGATGTGGCTACGGAATCTTTCCTTTCTATTCTGAAAGGACTTGACAAAGGTACTAACATCTTTGTAATATCTCATAAGTCGAAGGAACTATTACAGGATAAGTTCCAAGATCATATTACATTCGTCAAACGAAACAATTTCAGTAAGATAGATCAATGAAAAAGAAAAAGAAAAAGTCCCGCCGTATTGGTCGTGGTGATTCTGTAGATTCTCTAATTATGGGTAGCGAACCCGTGTGGAAGGATGCAGATAAACTTACACCAGAGGAACTTGATACCAAGATCCTTCGTGCTATTAATTGGTATAGTTATTCTTGCGATAACAATATGTGCAAACCTTGGGTTATTGATTGGATGATGAAGAATGAATATTCCAAGAAAGATATCAAGGCTGCAATGTGCTGTGATATCAACGCTATGGAATTCATTTATATCGGTAGCCGTTGTCGTATTATGAATTTGGGTGGTAAACTTCGTCCTGAAACTGTGGATATGATCAAAAAGAATATTAAACAAATTATTCACGAAGGTATTCATAAGCCAGCAAAGGTTGAAGATCCAAATAAAGAAAAGGTAAATGTTCAAGAAAGAATTCAAAAGAAAACTGTTGAATATATGTCTGTAATTGAACAAAGAGTTGATGATTTATTTGACACAGCCGAAAAAGATGGTAATCTAAAGAATATAGACCATTCTGAATGGTTGCGTATGCAAGGTATTAAGTCTGTTCACCACAAGAAACTTGCAAAGGTACTTGATCCACATATCAAGGAACTCAAGCAAGCATATAAGGGAGATCCCGATCTTAAGGAGGGATTCTCTTTCCTTGGTAAGCGTAAGATCAAGGTTGTAATCGAAGCACTTGAAGACCTTAAGGATATTCTAAACGCAAAATGATTTTAGTTGACAATACACAAATTATTCTCGGTACAATTTTCGCACAGTATGATTCACCGATGGATGTAACTCTTGAACTTGCAAGACATGTTACTCTATCCACATATAGAATGTATCGGAATATGTTCCATGCTGAATATGGTGAATTAGTTCTTTGTCAGGATGCAGGTAACTACTGGCGACGCGATATTTTTCCAAATTACAAGATTAATAGGAAGAAGACGCGAGCAGTGGATGATTATAACTGGGATCGCATTTTTGAAATTCTTGATACCATTCGCACAGAAGTTCAAGAAAACTTTCCATACAAGTCTATCAAAGTTGAGCGGTGTGAAGCAGATGATATCATTGCAACATTGACGAAGCATTATCACGACAAGGAAAAGATCATGATTGTTTCGAGTGACAAAGACTTTCAACAACTGTTCCGTTATCCAAATGTGAAGCAGTATAGCCCGATCAAGAAGAGTCTGGTCACTTGTGCAGAACCAGATCGTTATCTTTTTGAACATATTATCAAGGGTGATGCTACTGACGGTATTCCAAATATTCTATCTGCAGATGACACATTTGCTGTAGATGGAAAGCGTCAAAAGCCTCTTGCTGCCAAGAAACTTGCACAGTGGAAGACATTCAGTGATGTTCCGCAGGAATATCAAACCAATATTAATAGAAATCAAATGTTGGTAGATCACACATATATACCTATGGAGTATGAGAATGCTATTCTGGAAAAGTTCAATGAACCGCCAGAAGGAGATAGATCCAAGTTATTTGATTACTTCGTTGAAAAGCGATTGAAAAATTTAATGGATGTAATACAGGATTTTTAAATAATGATAAAACTTATATCAGAAATTATATATGATGTTAGAGATGCAAAAACAGAAGAAGAAAAAATCAAACTTCTTCAAAAAAATAGATCAACTGCTTTAGTTCAGTTGATGAAATTTGCTTTTTTGGATAAATATCCAAAAGTAGAAACAATACCAGAATATACTCCAGATGATTCTCCAATAGGATTTAGTTATTCTAAATTAATTAGAGAATACAGAGTTGTTCCTTTTTTCTTTGAAAAGAAAGAAGGATTGCAATATAAAAAACAACAACAAAAGTTAAAATTAATGTTGGAATCTTTACATTGGACAGAATCTGCTTTATTAGAAAATATACTAAAGAAAGATACTTCTTCTTTTGGGTTTGATTTAAATATATTAAAAAAATCATTTATAGGAGAATTTGATTGAGCCATGTCAAAGGATTATAGACGAGATAATGAAGATAATTTAGGCAAAAAAGTAAGTAAAAAAGCCGATAAAAAAAATACTAGAAGAGAAACTAAAATGCAATTGGATAGTTTCAAATATAATATTGGCAGTGACGAAATGTATGATATGATTGATGAAATGGAGGATTAAATGACAAACGAACCCCAAAAACAAAGTGACGAATCAATACCAGTTGAAAAACCCGGTTTTTTAAAGAAGGCTGCTACCTTTGCAGAATCTATTGCTTCTCGTGGTTTAAGTAACAAAAAGGCAGAAAAACCAGAAAAGCAACTCAGAAGTTTTAGTTGTCACGGTGATCCAAGCACAAAATTACCACCATGTTCTGAAAGAATGGATAGTAAATTATTCATTGGTTCTTTTTATTGTGGTGCTTGTGGTTGCGGTGACAAAGAAACTACACAATTAATTAATAGAAAATTAGAAAGTGGTCAAGATTCTTATTGCAAACTTGACTTTCCTAGAGTACATTGTCCATTAACAATGCCGGGATTTACAAATTATAAGTCAAGTGAACCTGGGATTTCCGAAAATCCAAGAAAACAATTTATTGAACTAACATTTGGTTTGGATTATGTAAAAGAAAACTCTAAGTGATAAAGGAGAATGTGATGACATCTACAACTATGAAAATTTCCAAGCGTACACTAGACATCTTAAAGAACTATGCGTCGATTAATTCAAACCTGCTAGTAAAGCCAGGCAATACACTCTCAACCATTTCTCCAGTAAAGAACATTCTTTCTGAAGTAGAGGTTGCAGAAACCTTTGAAGTAGAATTTGGTATTTGGGATCTGAACAAGTTCCTTGGTACAATTTCTCTCTTCAATGATCCAGAGTTTGAGTTTGATAATAAGTCTGTAACCATCAGTGGTTCAAACAATTCATCTGTGGTTTATCGTTACTGCGAACCAAAGTTGCTAACTGTTCCAACCAAGAAGGTGCAGATGCCAAAGGTAGCAGTTTCATTTGAACTGACTCAGAAGGCATTCTCTGAACTTCTAAAGGCAGCAGCAGTCCTACAACTTCCAGACATTGGTGTTCGTTATAACATCGATGATTGCAAGGAAGGTAAGATTGAAATGTTTGCAACTGATAAGTCAGATCCAAGTTCAAACTTCTATTCATTCCCAGTTGGTGATCATGATGGTGAAGAATCATTCAAGATGTTCTTCAAGACTGAGGATCTAAAGTTGTTCCCCGGCGATTATGAAGTAGAACTCTGCAAGCAGATTGTTAGCAAGTTCAGTCATAAGGAAATGGATCTATCGTACTGGATTGCACTGCAAGCAGATTCAACATTTAAGGATTGAGTATGCAAATAAATGATGACATGTTTATCTGGGTCGAAAAGTATCGACCACAGAAAGTGGCAGATTGTATTCTCCCCAACCGTTTAAAGAGTTTTTTCTCTGAGATTGTTAAGGGGGAATGGAAGGACATGCCAAACATGCTTCTTTCTGGTGGTGCAGGTTGTGGTAAGACAAGTGTAGCCAAGGCACTCTGTATGGAGATGAATCTTGACTACATTATAGTCAACTGCTCAGAAGACGGTAATATTGATACACTACGGGTAAAGATTCGAAACTTTGCCAGTAGTGTATCTCTTTCCGGTAATGGTAAGGTTGTAATCCTAGATGAGTTTGATTATGCAAATCCATCCAGCATGCAGCCTGCTCTTCGTGGATTCATGGAGGAGTTTGCAAAGAGTTGTCGTTTTGTTCTTACTTGTAATTTTAAAAACAAGGTGATCGAACCTCTTCATTCAAGATGCACATGTCTTGATTTTCGTTATGATGGTAAGGAAAAGAAGGAACTATCCTCACAGTTCTTTGAGAGAACCAAATTTATTCTTGAAAATGAAAAGGTCAAGTATGATGACAAGGTTCTGGCAAAACTAGTAATCAAGCATAGTCCAGATTTCCGTAGACTCATCAATGAACTCCAGAGATATTCGACAAGCGGAGATATTGATTCCGGCATTCTTGCAGAAGCAGGTGATATTGACATTGAGGATCTTATTGATCATATGAAGACTAAGAATATTACCAATATTCGTTCTTGGGTATTCTCCAATCTTGATAACGACCAATCAATGATATTCCGTAAGTTGTATGATATTCTATCCAAGAAACTATCACCGGCATCTATTGCAACTGCAATTCTCATCATTGCAGATTATCAGTACAAGTCGGCATTCGTAGCAGATCAAGAAATCAATCTTGTTGCTTGTATTGTTCAACTTGCAATGGAATGTGAGTTTCAAAAATGATAACACTCACTGAGCAAATTTGTAGAGTTTGTAATACTTTAAAACCTATACATTTGTTCCATAAACACCCCAGAAACAAAACAGGCTATAGTTCTGAATGTAAAAGTTGTAAAAACAAAAATAGAACTCTATTGAGACAACTAAGAAAAGTTGCACCAAAGATGCCAGAAGCATGCGAATGTTGTGGTACAAAAAATAAAGTAATACAATTAGACCATGACCATTCTGACAATACTTTTAGGGGTTGGCTTTGTTCGTCTTGCAATAGAGCATTGGGACATTTAGGTGATAATATGGAATCAGTGGAAAGAGCATTGAATTATTTAAAAATGGTAGAAGAGAGAAAACATGAACATTTGGGATATCGTCAACTCGATCAACTTGACTAAAAAAGATTTATACGAATCTGGAGATATGACAGATAAAGAATATCTTCCATTTATTGTAAATAAAAGTTTATCATATTTTAATGATACTCTTTTTCATGCAAATGAAATGAATGTTAGATTTCATTTGCCAAAGAAGATGCAATATGATTATTTGAGGCTTCAGATTCGTCCTCGAAAAAGATTCTCCAAGTGGTTGAAAAAGACTGAAGATAAAGATATTGAATATATTATGGCTTACTATAATATTTCAAATAAAAGAGCAACTGAATATAAAAATCTCCTCAACAAGACCCAAATTCAAAAAATAAGGGATATTATGTCCGTACAGGACTAATGATTATTTTTTATACATATATTTGATACTTTTATCATTTTATGTAGAGAGAATAATTATGCAAAACGAGACATTTGATGTGGGTTCATTATTAGAAATAACCCTAAAAAACGAAGATGATTTTTTAAAAATTAAAGAAACACTCACTAGAATTGGTGTATCTTCAAAAAAAGAAAATAAATTATATCAATCTTGTCATATTTTACACAAAAGAGGCAAATATTACATAGTTCATTTTAAAGAATTATTTTCTTTAGATGGACTACCATCAGACATTAATGAAACTGATATTGGAAGAAGAAATACTATAGCAAAATTGCTAGAAGAATGGGGATTGTTGGCTGTTGTAGACAAAGATAAATTAAATTCATTATTAACTCCAATCAATCAAATTAAAATCATACCCCATAAAGAAAAAAACCAATGGGAACTTTGTCCAAAATATCACATAGGTAAAAAGAAATGATAGGCGGAACATACGATATAATAGCAGAAGAAGGTTCTACACTGGTATTAAATTTTGAATACCAAGACGAAAATAGTAATGCTGTAAATATTACATCATCTTCTTATGTCATTGAATTTTTAGTTAAAAGAACATCCATAAAAACAGATACATTTATGTTTAAAATGCGTTCCGATGGTAATGACGAAGAAGGAACTGTAGTGTTTCCCACAACCCAAAATGTATTTGGTACAATAACAAAAACCGGAACTCCTGTTGGTGCATTTACTTTAACAGTAAATGCAGACACTATGGAAAATTTATCTCTTGGTACTTATTTTTATCATCTTAGACTTTTACAAAATTCAGTAGTTACTCCACTGTGTAAAGGAAGACTAACAGTAGAATCCAAAGTAAAATGAAACAATTAAAAATAACATCCAAAGAACCAAATAAAATTGTTCCAGATTATAATTCAAATAAAATTAAAATTGTAAAAGTTAAATCGACAACAGTTATTGTAAAATGATATGTCATATCAAGATTATAATCTAGTATTAAAATTACTTGGATTTGCCACTAGTGCAGAAACACCAGTGGATACAGATAGTCTTGCACAATCTGGGGGTGGAAATGGATTATTAATGGGAGAAGCTGCCATTAATAATTCAATGAAAAGATTTTGGATTGGTATGGGCAGATATCAAGCACCAATAGAAATATCAAATGTTATTATATTAAAAGAATCTGGTGAAACTCCTTCATTGGAAACAATTTATAACGCTGGTACTTTGATCATAAATACTGTAGATAGTTTAGCGTGGGTAGGAACTGGAAATCAAACAACAAACGGAAGTTTTGTTTCAATTAATGGTGGTGGAGTATCAAGTCTAGACGGTGGAACATTCTAATGACAGCAGTAATTCAAATTAAAAGATCAGAAACAGCAGCAGCACAACCAGCATCATTGGCATATGGTGAACTTGGTATCAATATTACTGATAAGAAAATTTTTATTGGTAATAGTTCTGGTGCAACTACTCTTTTAATCGATGGAAATGCAGTTGGTGGGGGTGGTGTTTCTTCTTTTAATACAAGAACTGGTGCGGTTACATTAAGTTCTTTGGATGTTACAACTGCTCTAGGATTTACACCAACAGCATATACAGCACCAACTCTCGGTTCAACTACA